CAAGTTCTGGTTTCCGACGGTATCCCCCGAGGTCACGATGTTCACGCTGATCGTCACTGCTCCAGCGGAGTAGTTGGTCGCAGTGAACTTGTCGATGATCGTCGTGACGTTCGTCGCGGTGTACTGTGTGGTCTGCGAAGATTCTGCAATCTTGGCAGGGATGAGGACTTTTGCGGTGACTGTCATGATTGCTCCTTACTTGGCAGTGTAGGTGGATGCGCCGGTCTTGACGTACAGGGTTGTCGAGGCACCCCCTGCGGTGTTCAGGTACAGAGTCCCGATTGGAGCGCCATCTGCCCCACTAGGCGCACCACTCCCTGTTTGGATTTTCACCTCCGTGTCCCCCACGCTGAAGACCTTGGAGAGAACTTGCGCCCAATGGCGAGTGGTTCCAGTGGCAGCAGGACTTCCAAGGTACTCGCTGTTATGTGAGACCGGAGTCATCCCTCCACCAGACCCCGAAATTACCATCAGCGCATCGGCAATTGTCAACCAAGCTGATCCGGGGACAGGGGCAATACGCATAGAGTATGCGCCCGCATTCTGCTGGATGACGATGGAACTAAAAATGGACGCCGTGGGGTCTGTCCCAGAAGCCAGTGGTCCCTCCGTAGCAATATCATAGGTGTTCCCCACCAGTGATGCGCGAGCGTTGTCCGCACCAGCGCCGGAGTAAGAGATGTACTTGCCTCCCGCTGGTGCTGTGAGCCGCTTGAACCCATTCCCCATGAGGGTCGTGTCCAGTACGGCAGATGACCCCACATTGAACATAACCATGTGGGTCGCGTTGCTGATTCCACCAGAACTGGTAATGTTATGAACAAATGAGCAGTTTGATACTGATACCGCACCCGAGGCAAACGCAGTAGAAGCGTCCACATAAACATCAGCAAGACCACTGTTCGATTCAAAGAAGCAGTGATCAACGGTGAGAGTTTTTTCAATATCTGCATCTGGGATGCAGCGGATTGCGCCTATACCACCAAGACCGTTGAATGCAAACGATGAACTAAAAATCTCAACGCTCCCACCGATGAAATCCACGGCAAGCGATTTACAGATGTTGATCGTGCAGTGACTGACCACGACAGCGTTGGGGGTCGCAGCGAGCCCGCCAGGGGTCACAGGGGTAGCCGCGTACATGGAAAGCCCCACGTTCGCTTGTGACAGGGTGACATCCTCGTAAGAGTTTCCGAGGCAGTTGATCGCCCTAATGCAGGTGTCGTGCCCCTTGACCTGCACATCGCGGATCGTCCCTGTGGGGATGGAGTTCAGGTACAGTCCAACACCTGTTCCGGGGGTGATCGCAAGTCCTGACAGGGTGGTGTAGTTCACCATGCGAATGATGGAAAACCCGCCTGTCCATGTGAGCATGTACCGACTGTTGACTTCAGCTTCGGTGTAACCGCTGAAGTCATAACTGACACACCCGCCATTTGCAACTGATGTCCGATAGTCCAGTAGGATTGTCAGGCCAGAACCATCCCCACGAATGACCACAGCATTCGCGGAGTCCTCTGTTGTACAGTGGGGCCATGTGAGTGTCAGGTTGCTTGTGAGTTTGTACCTGCCTTGGGGGATATAAACCACCCCACCATTACCAGAACCTTCCATTTCATCAATCGCTGCCTGAATTGCTGCCGTGTCATCCGTGGTGCCGTTACCCACCGCACCATAATCCAGCACGTTGACCAATTGCCGCAGCTTGTCCTGCACGGTCTGAGCAATGGGGCTGCTGACCCCAGAAGCATATCCAATCAGGTTCGCACCACCTGAGGCGGCAAGGGTCGCAAGGGTCGAAGCTACCGTGGCAGCATCGGCACCGTTCAGATTGTCCACGGTCCAGATTTCAACGTCCGTTGCCGACTTCAGGACCATCTTGTACATGCTGGTGCCGAGCCATACCGATGCTTCACCACGGGAGTCCAGAACCACCGGGTTTGCGTTCGGAGTGCCGCCCCCGTAATTGGTGTAGCTTGCCAGCGGAGTGGTGGTTCCAGCGGCATACGTGTACAACTTGCCTCCCGACAGGGGCACACCATTCGCGTCGAAGAACTGGAGTTTGGGTTGGGGTGCAAGGCTAGTTGTCATACTGATCCTACTGAGTACATTGCGAAAGTTGCATTTACCACAGCAAACGTGGTGAAGGAAGACCCTGTTCCAATTTGAACTATCAGCGGGTGGTTAACCTGCGCCGCACTTATCACCACAGGCAAACTGATCGTGAACATATCATATGTCTCACTTGGGGGAATGACCACAATTCCGCCGACATTCGGCACAATGGCTGCTGCAATGGTGTCATAGACCTGCATCCCGTAGATGCGGGTAGCGGCAACACCATCGAACGTCGCCGTGATGTTGACAATGACCACGTAATCACCCGGAGCAGAGGCCGTCAGGGTGCCTGCTGCAAGGGCCGTGCTGACGCCGCTTCCTCCCGTTGCCGTGAACCCGTCTGCGTCATAGTTGGTGATCGACACCCAAATCCCACCCAACGACCCGATGTTCTGGATGGTTGAGGTTTTCCGCATCCCGCCGCGCCTGACGTATGTGCCTGGATCGAAGGGGGCGGGGGCAAGCGCCAACCCCTGAACATCAGATGCCAAGTTCTCCACCCGTTGAGTGAGCCCCACGGGGTTTGTCGGTGACAACAGGTCGGGAAGTGTCAGTTCCGGGTAAGGCGGAATGATGAGGTTGTCCGCCTGTCGTTCAGTCGGTGGCACGAGGCCAGCGTCATCAGGGGGAACGGGGTAGCCGGGGAGAACCTGTAACCCATACTCATCGGACGGCAGGGCACCGTAACAGGTCGGGCACACCGACCCAAGACCCGGAGCGTCCATGTCCACCACGACGGTCGGGTCTGCCGGTGCCAACTGGAGGTCGGTCCATGATGCGTCCGTGGTCCCGCTTCCCGTCAAGGTGAACAGGTTCAGGAAGAACCTGTACCACTCGCGCGAGATCAGTCCGGTGCGCTCGTCAATGAACGGGACACGCGGGGCGGGAATGCTCGTGACATTCATTGCCGGGTGGGCGACAGGATCAACTGCGCCCCCATGATGGTGATCTTCACCGGGTCAGTCCCGGACACCTCGTACACCCGGTCCCTGATCTTCATGGTCATGCCCAGCCTGCGCCAGTAGGTCCGGTATCCATACCTGCCGATCTTGCCCATGCTGGACCAATGCTCGTTGGACCATGTGTGCCCACCGTCATCCGACCAGCGGAGCATCACTTGAGGGTCCGACCCCTGCCCTGTGTTCAAGCCAACACCCGTTTCACAGTCCAGTTGGAGAGTGTGCTGCGCCGTGCGGTTCAGGTCGTTCTTGCCCGTGGGCAGCGCACGCCAGGACCGGAGCCAGCGTTGGATCGAGCCGTTGTCGGCGTAGACGTTCAGGTCGAAGGCATAGACGTTCGAGTTTTCGAAGTCCCCGATGACCACTTCACCGTTGTAAGCCATCTGACAGTTTCCACGGTGGCGCACAAACTGACCCTCGTGGAACCCTGCACGCTCGTGCCACAGTTCCGTGGAAACGTCATAGACCCATGTGGTGTCCTCAGAGGGGAACACCAGCACGTAGAAGGCGTGGCCGTCCTGCTGGTACGTGTACCCGATGGCATCCGAGATGTCACCGTACTGCTGAATCTGCCACTCCACGGCATGTGTCGAGATGCGCTTGCCGGTGTACCCGTTGGAGCGATAGACGATGCCCTGACCACGGGAGTCAGCGCCGAGCCAGAACAGACCGTTGTCCAGCTTGGCGACAGAGTATGCGGCTGCGAGGCCGATCTCGTTGAACGCGCCCTGGATGCGCTGGAGGGGGAAGTCCGCACTCCCCGCGTCATACCAGACCTCGATGGAGTTGGTCCCGAACAACCATGCTTCCCGGTGATCCACGATGGCAGCGACCAACTGGTCGGGGGAGCCTTCGGCACTGGCGAACTCCAGCGGGTCGATGACAGTCCCGTCCAGCAGACTCGTGACCCAGACCTTCTGACTGTTCGGCTCGTTGAACACAAAGTACCCATCAAGGTAGCCGACCGTCACCGCGCCGGGGAAGTCAGCGTCGGCAATCTGGGCAAACTCCTCAGTGGTCGAGTTGTAGATGAAGCTGGGGCCATTGCAGGCAATGAACATCTGCGTCCCGTTGTCCGCGATGCTCACGGGTCCGGTGCCAGACAGGTTCCCGATGTACAGGGAGGTCCAATCTGGGTTCAGCCGGTACAACTCCTTGCCGGACACCACATACCCGTAGTCCCCCATGCGCCACAGTCCCCGGATGGGACCATCGCCCACCGTGGCGAGGAGCCGCAGGCCGGGTGCTCGGTTCAGGAATGCCGCCTCCTTGCCACCTTCGGGGATGCCCTCCGGGAAAAGGTTGACCATACGCGAGTCCGCAGCATTGACGCTGCGTGCGACATAGGAACCTCCGAGGATGGGCGTCTTCATCAGTAGTTACCTGCGAAGATGTTGAACCGCTGGCGACTGACCATGATGGCATACGGGATGCTCATGATGTCACCGGGGTTGTTCTGGCTCTTGAGGTTGCGCTTGGACACGTTCGCGATCTGGGACACGGTGCGCGGAGGCTCGATGCCAAACTCAGCAGCAATCTCACGGGCGAGGTTGTACCGGAACGCACGCAGGTAGCCGGGTGGGAATGCAAGTTCCGTTGCCAGTGTCGCGGGTTGCGTCAGTTCCTGAACAGACACGAAGTGCCACTCCAGCGCCCGTGTGGGCTTCGGGTAGATGGTCATCGCAATGTCAGGGTACTCCATGTTGATCCACATGACCTGTGGATAAGTGGAGGTCACGGTCTTGACCGCGATCCCGTCGTACTGTTGCTGGTTGATGAACTTGATGCCGAACGAGACACCCGTGGACGCATCCCGATAGTATGTGGAGTCATCAAGCGCCACGGGGCGCAGGCCAATGAAGTCACCAGATGGTCCGAGGGTCTGGGTGATCTGGTCGGCAGGCCATGTGAACATCTGGTCGATGGTGTTGTAGATCATCAGCCGCTCGGTGTTCCACGAGTCGAGCATCTGATTCATTGCCATCAGGGCATCGGCAGAGGTTTCGGCAGAAGGCACCTCTCCTTCGGCCAGTGCCCCGATCAGTCGGAGCGACCCATTGATGATTTCACCCGCTGATGCCATTTTCTGCTCCTTCGACGGGCTTGCGCCGGTTTGCCTTTAACCTGCCATCCGGTTTCTTGACTGGAGCCGCCTCGACGGGCGTATCTGGATTGTACGGCAACCATCCGGCTTTGAGGTCATGTTCTGCCTCAACCTCTGAAATTGCCACCTTGGTCCCGTGAACGGGGTGTTTGAGGTAGATGACCATGTGATACGGGGGACCGAAGTCCCCCCATCCTTTCAGAGTCTCAGACCGAAGTCCTTCAGGCCAAACGATACGCCGACCACGTTGCCGTGCCGGTCTTGCGGAAGCGGAACGAACCGCTGGTGATGCCCGTGACGGTCGCCAGGCCGACCACGGTCACACCCGTGCCACCCGCGAGGGTGATCACGTTGATGGCGGACGCATGGTTGATCGCCAGATCGAACGTCGAACCAACCTTGGCGTTGACCAGAGCGGCATCCATTTCGGTGCCGGTCATCGTCGTCAAGGAGTAGTTGCCCGAGGAGGTGCAAGCGATGACGCCCGAGGTCAACTCGGCCATCGTCAGGGTTGCAGCAGCGGTCTTGGCCGGGGGCGTAGGGGAGTAGTTGAGCGGTGTTTCGTTGATGTTGCCATCGCCAATTTGATAGCCGCCGCCAACTGAGGGAATTGCCATGATGTTTCTCCAAAAATGTGAATGTGGGAGACAGGGGCCGAAGCCCCGGTCAGGTTAGCCCCAGATGCGGGTCGCCATCGAAGGACGGATCGCAGCGTAGCCGTACAGAACGTCAACACGGCACGGCATCCGGTCATTGTTGATGTCGTACTGGCGCACGATCCGCATAGAGATGCCGTTGTGGGTCTGGCGCGAAGCCATGTCCACACCCTGCGGCAGGAGCAGGTCAGCCGTCGCCAGCGTGATCGCATCCTTGTGGTACGACAGGTTCTGCGCGTACTGCGTCGAGGCACTGCCCAGCATCGTGACCACAGCGGTCGCCTGCGGGAACGAGTCCACAGTCGCCAGGGCATGGCCGGCGGTGTAGATCGCCGGGGAGATGCTCAGGGTGCCGGTGGACGAGGCGGTCAGGTCGGCGGTGACGACGAACTGCTGCAACGAGCCGGTGGACTGACGGGTCTGCGGGTTGACCGCATACACGCCAGCGATGGTGAACACATCACCCTGCTTCCACGTCTTGCTCGAACCCGTGAAGGAGATCGGCAGCGTGGCCTGACCCTGCGTTGACAGGGTGCCGGTGGAGGTGATGGTCGTACCCCATGCGCCCGTGGTGTGCATCCCGATGGACTGGCTCATGTTGATTTCATCGAAGCCGAGAACACCCGTGCCCATCATGCCGTTCTTGAACTGGCGGGACACGGTATCGGTCGGATTGAACAGACCTTTCATGCCTTCGACCAGCCCAGCGTTGGCAGCGGGGTTGACGGTTGCATAACGCGGCGACATCGGCGTGGCGAACTCGTTCATCTTCTGCTGGGCCTGCAACAGGACCAGCGAGGTGCCGGGAGTGGTGCCAGGGGTGCCGACTGAGTTGTAGATCGACTTGTAAGCCGTCGCAACGTCAGCGTCGATGGAGGAGGCCAACTGCGAGATACGCGGCTTGAGGACACGTTCCGCGAAGTCGTCCAACTGCATCGTCAGTTCGGCGCTGGTGAAGTTGATGCCGATGTGCTTCTGGCTGGCGACGGACAGCGTGGTGTACTGCTCGTTGTCGTCCTGCACTTGCAGCGCGGCACCATCCGTGACCAGAGCGCGGTCGGGCAGGCGGATACGCAGCGTGGAGCCGATCTTGGCACCCTGCACGGCGAACGAGTCATCGTACTGGCGGTTGCAGTTCCGGCTGATCACCAGATTGTTTTCGAGGATTTCCAGCGACTTGCGGGTGATCATGTCGATGGTTAAGAGAGAATTGGCCATTTCAGGTTTCCTTTGCGTTGGTTAACGAAGCCGTTGCGCTTCCAGCTTTTTCATCTGCCGGGCACGGTCCGCTG